GATACTTTAGCTCATGCTGTTAGTTTTTTAATAAATAATTTTGAAGGTGTAGAACAGTATATGAGTCCAAAATATTATCAGGTAAAAGTTGGTAATTATGCTGTTGATAAAGAAGAATTATCTCATCCTATTGGCAAGGAAGATATACATTTTATTCCTGTTATTGCTGGTGCTGGTAGAGGTTTTGGAAAGGTTTTGTTAGGTGCAGCACTGATAGGTTTAGTATTTTTAGGTGGTGGTATAGGATTTAGTAATGGAGCATTTACGTTTGGTGGAGAGGCTGCAAAAGGTATTTTTAAATCAGCTTTTTTATCAAAGTCACTTAGTTATGTAGGAGCATATTTGGTCTTATCAGGTGTTAGTGAAATGTTATTTCCTTTACCTAAACCTCCTAAATTTGAATCAGAAGAAGATCCTAGACTATCATTTAGTTTTGGAGGCACGCAACAGACAGGAAGAGCAGGAACTCCTGTTCCTTTAGTTTACGGAGAGATATTTACTGGTAGTGTTGTAATAAGTGGTGGTATTGATACTGAACAGGTACAAGCATGATTGAAAAAAAACATCTTATTAGAGGTGCGAAAGGTAATGATCCACCTCCACCCCCTCCGCAACCGACTAGAGAACCTGATACTCTTCACAGTAGACAGTTTGCAACTTTTCTTGATCTTGTGTCAGAAGGAGAGATAGAAGGTTTTGCAACAGCATCAAAAGAAGGTAGAACTAAAGGTACAACTGCATACAATAACGCTGCGTTAAAAGATGTTTTTCTTAATGACACTCCAGTACTAAGAGCTTCAGCAGATTCTACAAATCCACAGACCACAGATTTCAATTTTCAAAATGTAAGATTTACTCCTCGTTTTGGTACTGGCAGTCAAACTAAAATACCTGGGATCGAAAGTAGTGTATCAACAACAGGTGTTGGTGTAGAAGTTACAGCAAGCACACCAGTAACAAGGCAGATAACAAATACAAACGTAGATGCTGCAAGAGTATCTATTACTTTCCCTCAATTACAAAGAGCTACAAATGAAGGGGATTTGTTGGGTTCAGAAGTTCAGCTAAAGATCTCTGTGCAATACAACTCTGGTGGTTTTACTGATGTGATTACTGACACTATCAAAGGTAGAAGCGGAGATGCGTACCAAAAAGATTATCGTGTGGCAATCACTGGTGCGTTTCCTGTTGATATTAGAGTCAGTAGAGTTACAGCAGATAGTACGGATACTAATTTAAGAGATAGTTTTCAATGGTCAAGTATTGGAGAGATTATTGATGATGCTTCAACTTATCTAAATAGTGCATATAGCTCGATAAGACTAGATTCAATGCAGTTTAGTTCTATTCCTGCTCGTAAATTTAGGATTAGAGGAATAAAAGTAAGGATTCCAGGTGCAGGTGCATCCAGTTCTGGTACTCCTACTGTTGATAGTACAACTGGTCGAATTGTTTATCCCGATGGCTATATATTTAATGGAGTTATGGGAGCAGCTACATGGACTTCATGTCCTGCAATGGTACTGCTTGATCTACTTACAAATAGTAGATATGGGTTTGGAGATCATATAACAGATAGTTCTCTTGATCTTTTTAGTTTTGTAAATGCAAGTAAGTTTGCCAATACTCTTGTAGATGATGGTGCTGGAGGACAAGAAGCTAGATTTAGTTGTAATGTGAATATTCAAAGTCCTAAAGAAGCATTTGAACTTATAAATGATTTAGCAGGTGTGATGAGATGTATGCCAATATGGTCTGCTGGAACTATTACGATCACACAGGATAAACCAACAGATCCTAGTTATTTGTTTAACTTATCAAATGTAACTTCAGAAGGTTTCTCATATTCTGGTAGTAGCTTAAAAACAAGACATAGTATTGTATCTGTTTCTTATTTCAATATGGATAGTCAAGAGGTTGACTTTGAAGTAGTAGAAGATAGCACTTTAAAATCTAAGATAGGAACTGTTGTTAAGCAAGTAAAAGCATTTGCGTGTACTTCCCGTAATCAAGCTCGAAGATTGGGAAGGGCACTTATCTTTGCTGAAAATAATGAGTCTGAAGTAGTCGCATTTACTACATCTGTAGATTCTGGTGCTGTTGTAAGACCTGGTGCGATCATTGAAATAAACGATCCAGTAAGAGCAGGGGTAAGAAGAGGTGGAAGATTAAAAGCAGTTACTTCTACAACTGTTGTTACTGTTGATGATACTAATGCAACTGATCTTCCTACAACTGGAAGTCCAACCTTGGGCTTGATATTACCTGATGGAAGTTTTGAAAGTAAGTCTATCTCATCTATCTCAGGTGGAACAATTACTGTCTCTGAAGCGTTTTCACAGACACCAAATGTAAATACTGCATGGATATTATCTAATACATCTGTAGATGCTCAGTTATTCAGAGTAATAACAGTAGAAGAACAAGATGGAATAAATTATTCAATCACAGCCTTGTCTTATGTTGAAGGAAAATACGCATTTATTGAAGATGGAACAGCACTTCCTACTCGTACAATATCAAATCTTACTGAGTTAAAAGAACCTCCTGGTGGTCTTGCTGCTACTGAGCAAATATTTCCTATCAATAATCAAGCTATATCAAAGATTGTTATTAGTTGGCAACCCATTGTTGGTGTAACGCAGTATCAAGTGAACTATAGATTTGGTAATGATAATTTTATTAGTGAAAAGGTATCAAGACCTGATTTTGAGATAATGAACAGTAGAAAGGGTACTTATGATATTCAAGTTTTTTCTTATAATGTCTTAGATCAACTATCAGCTACATCTTCAAGTATTCAATTTGAAGCTGTTGGTAAAACTGCTGTACCACAGGATGTTACAGGATTACTTGTTGAACCAGTTTCAGATCAGTTTGTACGATTACGTTTTGACAAAGCTACAGATATTGATGTTACGCATGGTGGAAACGTGGTTGTCAGACATAGTAATCTTACAGATGGAACGGGAACTTTTACTAATTCTGTTGATATTATTCCTGCTCTACCAGGAAACGTATCTGAGACATTAGTACCAGCAGTTAATGGAGAGTATATTCTAAAATTTAGAGATGATGGTGGCAGACTAAGTTCTGGAGAAACTTCTGTAGTAGTTGTTGCTCCTGACCCACAACCAAAACTTGGTGTATTTGTTGATAGAGAAGATCTTGATTCGCCTAAATTTCAAGGTACAAAAGTAAATGCCTTTTTTAGTGATGATGTGAATGGTCTTGTTTTAGACTCAACAGTCTTATTCGATACTGTTGCAGATGTTGACCAACTTTCAGATTTTGATTTTTCTGGTGATGTTGCTTCTTCTGGTTCTTATGATTTTGCAAATAATTTAGATTTAGGTAGCAAACAACCACTTAGATTAAAACGTCATTTTGTTACGCAGGGTTTTTATCCTAATGATTTATTTGATAGTAGAACAGCAAATATTGAAACATGGACAGATTTTGATTCTGCAACGGCTTTTGATGTCAACGCAAAATTACTAGTTGCTACTACTGATCTTGATCCTAATGCGACACAAAATGCTACCTATGGTCAAGGCGGTACAGTAATTGTTGTTGCTAATGCTTCGGGCAATGGGTTAGCAATAGGTGATTTTGTACAATTTAATGCAACAACAGGAGGTGGTGTTTCTGGTTTTTATGAAGTTATAGAAATTACATCAAGTTCTATATTTAAATTAAGATCAGATACAAGTGCTACCATTGCAGATGGTTCACAATGTAATTTTAGTAAACCATTTTCTAGGTTTAATACTTTTGCAAATGGAACATTTATTGCAAGAGGATTCAAATTTAGATGTGAGCTCACTTCAGCCGATCCAGCACAAAGTATTGAAATAGATCAATTAGGTTATTCAGCAGAGCTTGATAGAAGAGTTGAAACTGTAAATAATGTTATAGCTTCTACGACTTCAACTAAGTCCGTTACATTTGCTCAATCCTTTTTTACAGGATCTACTGGTACAGATATTGCTGCTGGTTCTGCTTTGCCAACCATAGGAATTACTATTGATAACATGACGGCTGGAGATGAATTTTTCTTATCTAATATTTCTGGTACTGGTTTTGATATTGATATTAAGAATAATGGCAGTAATGTTAATAGAAATTTCAAATATACTGCTATTGGATTTGGGCGTGGTAGTTAGTATTGAATTAAGATATACTTAGATAAAAAATTAGATTAGGTAATGGCTACTCACGACTATGTTATAGACAACTCCACGGGAGCTAACGTCAGGGCTGATATAAATAGTGCTTTAGCTGCGATTGTAAGTAATAATTCATCACCAAATGAACCAGGTACAAAATATGCCTATCAATGGTGGGCTGATACTACAACAGGCATTTTAAAAATACGAAACTCAGCAAATGATGGTTGGGTAGAACTTTTACAACTTGATGGTACGTTAACTCTTGAAGATGGAAGTGCGAGTAGCCCTGCACTTGCTTTTCGTGACGATTTAAATACTGGTATTTACAGTTCTGCTGCTGATAAATTTAATGTTGCTACTGGCGGTGTTGAAAGAATGGAGTTAGGTAGCCAAACAGTTTTCAATGAAGATGGAGCAGATGTAGATTTTAGAATTGAAGGTGATACAGATGAAAATTTATTTAGAATAGATGCTGGTAATGATCGTGTTGGGATAGGCACTTCTACCCCAGATGATAAATTTAGTGTTACTGGTAATATTGTTTGTAATAGTGGTCAGATTAGATGTAATGATGGCTTTGTTTCTGATACTGATTTAATTTTAAATGCAGATGAGAATAATAATGGCAACAATGCAATACTTTTCAAAGAAAGTGATGATGAAAAAATGCGTATTAAGCATGATGGAAAAATATCAACAGGTGGTGAAACTGCACCAGATGTTTCGGCTGGTGGGATTTGTTTAAATCAAGGCTCAGAAAGTGCAAATATTTTTAGTTGTAAATCATCTGATATAGCACACGGCAGAACAGCAGTAGATGAAACTGATACTTGGTTTTCACTTAGAAAAGTATCGGATAATAAAGGTGGTGCTTTTATTCATGGTTATACAGATCAATCTGGTGGAGATCCAGCACTACATCTTGCAGGGTGTATTGATTCGCAAGCACCATCTTTTAGGGCAATTCAATTAACAGGCTCTAGAAAAAATGTTAACAATGCTGGAACTGCTCCTTTCTCTTCTGGAAATCCAATAGTAAGAATATCAAATGATTTTGATACCACAACTGCTTCATTTACTCCAGATGGGCTTGCTTTTGGATCTGATACCGCAGCAGCTAACAGTTTGGGAGATTATGAAGAAGGCACATGGACCCCTTCAGTATCAGGAACTACTTCAAATTTAGGAACTAGCTCTGGGAGATCATTCATGTATAGAAAGATTGGTAATGTGGTTTTCTTTAATTTTGACTTTTTCCAAGAAAATAACAATATGAGTGTTAATGCTGGTGTGGTTATAGATGGTTTACCTTTTGATTCCTCTTTACTACCAAATAATTTTCTTTCTCACGTTAGTATTGTTTCTATTGGACTATCTGGAGCTAATAATATTGTGAGCAATTACTTAAGTAATGCTGCACAAATAAATATTATGACTACTTTTTCAAGTTCAAGACATTTTGCAGGTCAAGGTTTTTACTTTACTGCTTAGACCGAGCTACGTCTTAAAACTAAGCCTAAATCTGTTTTAATCGGAGATTAATCCTAATGGCACTAACAGAAACAATTGAATACGACAAAATAGAGGTCGTTGGCATCTATAAAGCGGTGCAAGTGAGAAAAGCAACAGTCATCAAAAAAGATGGTGAGGAATTAACAAGATCTTTTCATAGATATGTTTTGCAATGTGGCACACTTAAAGGTGGTTTTAAAGAAGATGGAACTACCCCTGCTGATGACGCAAATGATTTTGTAGATAATCCACTCGACAAAGAAAATGATGGTGTTACTGCAATACCAGATGAAGTGAAAAATATATGCAATTTAGTGTGGACTACAGATGTAAAAACTGCATATAAAGCTAAATTAATTGCAGATAAGTCAATTTAAACTCATGTCAAACCAAAAAAGAATAGACCAACTAAAACTTGAAATGCAAGTAGCAGTTGATGAATTTAATAAAATTCAAGAAAAAATAAAGGAGTTAAATACAGCAAAAGAAACTTTAAAAATGAAAGCTTTTTCTTGCAGTGAACGAATTAAAGAATTGCAAGGCCAAAAAGAAATAGAAAAAACTTCAGAAATAGTTAATTAATTTTTTCGTGCATTTGCTTTGTCATTATTCCCATCGTGACGTAAAGAGGAGATAGACCTATAATTAGTAGTAATACTGCTATGCTCATCACAGACATAGCTTTGATAACTGCAAATTTTACCATGTGGCAAAAGCTCTCAACTATTTTAAGTTTGATTTCCATTATTATGGTAGCTTCCATGAGTGGTGGAGCGTACTTAGGTTACAAGTATGTAACTTCAGAACAATTCAAATCAAGAGTCATGAATGAGATTCTTGATAATGTTTCTGGAATGATGCCAAAAGTATTAGATCAAGGCTTACCAAAAGTAACTGGCCCATCAATGCCGATAATCAAATGAAATGTTATTGGTGCGATACAGAGCTAATCATAGGCGGAGACATTGATATTGAAGAGGATATGAGTGGTTATCCTGAGTTTTCTGTGATGACTAACTTATCTTGTCCTAAATGTTTTTCGGAGGTAGAGGTATTGAAGAAAAGAGATGCCTTCGATTGATATTCCTGATATAAGTATTCCTGAGATATACATTCCAGACGTTCCAGAAATATATACTCCTCATTATTTAACTATTACAAAGCCACCAGA